ACGTTGCCGGAAGCATCCACAACAAAAGGCGAAGAGTCAGGATTAGCCGAATCTTCAACAAGCAAAGCATTGCCTGCGCCGGTTTGTGTAATCCGTAAGGCATCGCCACTGGACGAACCAGAGATAACAACCCCAGGTTGAACAGTGCCTGTCAACGTAATCGTGTCTGTGGTTGCATCGCCAAGGGTTGTGTTGCCATTAGCCGTTAGCGTGGTAAAAGTACCGGCAGCAGCAGTAGTACCGCCGATAGCTGGAGGTGAAGCCAAGTATGTAGAAAATCCTGTTCCTGAGACAGTCGAAGATGCGGATAATGTTGTAAATGAACCCGCAGCAGCAGTAGTGCCTCCAATAGCAGGAGGAGAAGCTAGGTACGTAGAAAAGCCTGTGCCAGAAACCGTAGACGAGGCAGATAGCGTAGTAAATGCTCCTGTGCTTGGTGTGGTAGCCCCAACAGTACCGTTGATATTGATGGATGCTGTGCCGGTAAGGTTTGTGACCGTTCCAGACAAGGGAGTTCCTAGCGCACCACCGTTAACAATAAAAGCACCTGAGCTTCCAGTGTTTACCCCCAGCGCAGTTACAACGCCCGTTCCTGTTGTGAGATTGGTAAAGCCACCAGTACCGTTACTTGCTAGTAATTGATTAGCGGAACCAGAGGTAGCAGGAGCGTAGTCCGTACCAGACACAGCAGCCGCAATCACACCCGTAGAAGCCTTAAGCAGACCCGTGGTTGTCGCTGCCTTTATAAAATCCCCTGTTGTACCGTCAAAAAGCACAATCTGGTTATCTGTTGCAGATGCAGGCCCGACTACATCACCAGAACCACCACCCCCGCCAGATACCGTATCCCAACCTAGTGCAGTTCCATTCCACTTTAGGTATGAGTTAGTGACAGTTGGTGCGGCGACAAATGTTGTTGTCCCAGATGCGGACTGATAAGGGACTCTGTTAGCAGCACCACCTGCGAGGTTCGTGGCTGTAGTTGCAGATGTTGCAGATGTTGCATTTGCAGCATTGCCGGATATGTCGATCCCCCAAGTGCCAGAAGCACCTGATCCCGTGGTAGATGGGACACTAAGGTTTGTACGAGCATCAGCCGCTGTAGAGGCTCCAGTGCCACCGTCAGCAACAGCAAGATCAGTGATACCTGATATGGTTCCACCTGTGATAGAAACAGAGCTTGCCGACTGTGTAGCAATAGATCCTAAGCCTAGATTGGTTCTAGCGTCTGCTGCTGTAGAAGCCCCTGTACCGCCATCAGCAATAGCAATATCAGTGACTCCTGTAATTGATCCTCCGGTAATAGAAACACTGGATGATGCTTGAGTTGCTATAGACCCTAAGCCTAGATTGGTTCTTGCTGTTGATGCAGATGCTAAGTCTGAAAGATTATTAGACCTAAAAGCATAAGTTGTATCTGCTCCAGTTGCAGTAATACCAAGATTGGTTCTAGCATCAGCGGCTGTAGAGGCTCCAGTACCTCCATCAGCTACCGCTAAATCTGTAATACCAGCGATACTACCACCAGTAATAGCAACAGCACTGGCTTCTTGGTTACCAAGCGAACCAACAATTTTCCGTACCGCAGCACCGTCACCAACATAAAGTTTTTTATCCGTGACATTAACTGCTAATTCTCTTTCAGCAAGCGTTAAAGGCTCTGCTGCCGCTGTGCTAGATCCTTTTATCTTGATCGTAGGCATTATTAATCCTCTTTGGTATTCTTAGTAACCTTTTTGGATTCTACTTTTTTATCTTCTTGTTTAACTTCTTCGTATTCTTGATGCTTACGCATCTGTTCAATGTCGTATTCCCACTCAAAGCCTACTACTGTTCCTGATACTTTACATTTAAAATAAACCATAGTAACCTCAATATATAATTAGAGGGGCTACACAGCCCCTCTATAGCCTATTTAGGCAGGTACTGCAATGGGGAACATCGAAGTTGGAACACTTGATAGATCACCCTTACGAAGGAGAGCAACACCGTAGAGCATGTCAGCGGTGTATAGCGTAGATAGATACTCTTGCTTATACTGAGTCTGCGAACGAATGCCCATTTGCTCTGCAAGTACTGCTGCATCTTTGTGGAAGATCAAAGCAATACGTGCAGCACCGGTAGCGGTATCACACTGAGGTGTAACAAACACTTTGATGCCATAGACATCACCGATTTGACCGTTACGGATGGTGTTACCACCAGCAGTTTCACCGACAAAAGCTTGCTCAGTAAAGCGAGCAATACCCATCAATGTGTTACGGCTGGAAGGAGGAACAACGAGAACACGATTATCCATAGGAACATCGTTGTCATCCAAACGCTGGATCATACGACGAATACCGCTATCAGTTAGTGCTGATGCGTTAGGAGATGCACTGTTGTAAGCAGTGCTACCATCACCACCAATGTATGCGTTAGCATAGGCAGCTGTACCAGCACCGTTGTTTGACGAACGACCAAGCTGGATAAGGTCGGTATCAACCTGACGAGCAAGTGCATAACCTGCGTCTTCAGTGTAGAAACGACGAAGTGAAGACAAAGCTTGTACTTCAACGATATCTTCGATGAAGCGGCTATATTCGAAGTGCTTGTTCAAAAGAACTTGAACTTCAGTCTCAACATCAGCCTGGATGGTAACAGCAGTATTAGCAGCTTTAGCAGCAGCAACACCACGGGTAGGAACGGGAATATGAAGTGTGTCGCCTTTCTTACCTTTCATGCTCATCTTGTTGACGAGATTCGCCATAACAAGAGCTTTCTTGTAAGAAGCAACAATTTCATCTGACCAAATTTCAGGGATGAATTTATCCGCATTGGTCTTGTTAACGATGGAGGAACTACCTCCAGGATAAGTAACTGCAGCCATTTTAAACTTCCTTTAAAAATTAAGTTATCTAACACGTCCTTCAGCATATGCCTTCATAATATCTGGTTGAAGGTACATATAGCGATCAGGATCAGTCATTTGGAGCCGAATAAGATCTGCTCGACGATATATTTTATTGCTCGTTTCACCGGTACTACCACTAACTGCCATTGTAGCTGCTTTCAAAGTTTGTTCATTCTGCTGTTTAAGTTGCGTTGCTGCATTGTCTACAGCTTCTTTCTTAGCATTCTTAATAACTTTAAAAGTACTAAGCAACTCATTAGCAGAATCAAAATCAAATTGTTTATCTGCTGCTATCAACAATCGTTGACGTACTGGTGACTCGTTAACCCAACCAGCAAACTCAGGATCTTTTGCAATATCTAAGTAGTCTGGGTGAGCTTGAGCTAACCTGTTTGCAGTTTGCATTCTAGCCACTTCTGACGCAGCCATTTGAGCTTGACGTACAGCAGGGTGTGAGGAAACTGCTTTATTTACTGCCTTCACAGGATCGGCAAAAAAATCAACATCATCTTCGACGGCTGCAGGTGTTGTAGCCTGTTGTGGAGTGATTTGCCTTTTGATTAAAGAATCAGCCAGTTTACGAACTTCACCAACTTCTTGTGCTTGACGACCAATAAGCTTTTCAGCTTCTTGATGCATCCGTATAATATCGTCTAACGATTTACCCTTGTACTTCTCAGGGATCGCAGATTCTTCCTGAGTTGGTGCTTCTTCAGTTTTAGCTTCTTCAGCTTGAAATTCGTCTTGTACTTCTTCGTTATCAATAGAATCTACAAATTCAGCCATCTGCTTCTCCTAGTCGGGTTTAACCCAATTGTTAGGAATGTTAAAATGTCTAAGGTTACCCTTCATAATAGGACTTAGACTCCGCTACTTTGGTAGCTTCTATGTGGTTTTTAGTCCAACGATCTGCTGCTGTTGGGAAACTACCGCTATATCCCTCTAGTTTGATCCTTGGTGCTGTTAACCTCTTATACGCTACCTCATTACAGTGAGGGCAATCTACTGCACCCACCAATAAATCTACAAAGTGTTCACTCATGTGTCCTTGTGAGCACTCATAATCATTCATTACTTTCATGTTGGAGATCCTCGTAGACTTTTTCTGACATTGCTTTTAACGTCAGGAGCCAATCTAGGATGTCTAGTTGACCTTGTTTAAAGTAAAGATCTTCAGTTGTTTTGATGGAAGACACTTTATCAATGCTTTGTCTGATGTTCTGAGCATCTTCTAGTAGGTCAAACCACCCTTGTGATGCAAACATACTGAATCTATCTTCATAGTATCTTTGTAATTTTTCATCCATGTTGTAATTTTACCACATTTTTTTATTTTTGTCAAGTTTTTAGTTCATAGCATCTTGACGAGTTTGTTCTCTGACAATATTTACTTTAGAGTCTATGTCTTTCTCTTTCAACATCAACTCAGCAATTTTAACCCTACGTTCAAATTCTCTATTAGGATCATCAATGTTGGTAGACGCAGCTTGAACAATGTCAACACGTAGCTTTTCAGGCATCAATTGAGCCTCTACGGAGGCTTTTTGAGCTTCTGCTGTAGCTTTCTGTGCTCTGGCTTGTTTTTCCTGCACATCAGCCTGCTGAGTGGCTAATTGAAGCTGTGCTGATTGCTGTTGAAG